CAGCAACAAGTAATTACTTGTAAAACCCCTGCTGGAGCTGTATTTGTTTATTCAGGCTACTCTTGCCCACCTGGATCAATCAGAGTTTTTTAAGGAGGCCGTATGAATCATCATATTTGGACTGCAAGTGGTACTGACATTACTTTGCGCTGGAGAAAAGCTGGATGGGTTCCTCCATCTGAGATTCAGTCATACAAAGACAAATGGAAATACTTTCAAGAGCTTCCATTGCGTTCTTTAGATGCTCAAGGCAAAATTGAGTATGAAGGCACTCTTAAACTCAATAAAATCTTTAGGATCAAATAATGGCAACTAAAAAGAAACTTACAGTTGTTGAACCAGCTATTAAAGAAAAGTCTGGAAAAGTTATTGTGGCTAAGTCAAAAGCTTACAGCCATGATGAGCTTAAAAAGATGGCTGGTAAAGCTGCCAAAGGCGCAAAGCATGAATTTGAGCTTTCTAATGGCAGAATTGTTACTCGTAAAGTAGCAGCAAAAGTAGCTGAAAAAGCTGGAGAAGTTCCTAAGTCTGTAGGTAAAAAGCTACATTCTCATGATCTTCGCAGAGCTGAAGGCATTAAAAAGAAAAAGATGTAATGAGTGATGACCAATGCCTTATGTTTGGATTGTCCATAATATTTGGCTTTGGCATTATTCTTATTTATTTAATCGGACAAGATAATGACAGATGAAAAAATTCCTTTTGGTGGAAGCATGAAGGTTCCATCAGACGATTGTGAAGAAGCTTTTTTTGCTCTTTACCCTGATTTCTTTTATGAAGGATCTACAGCTCTTAATCTGTGGACTCAAGCTTGGCAAGCAGCTTTAGACCATGTTGAGAACAAAAAACCTTTAATTCAGCTTATATGACAAAAAAGCCCAAAAGAAGTAAACATGAGCAAGAAGCAATGGCTGAATATTTAACTAAAAAATTTGCTGAGATTGATGCTCAACAAGAGTTAATTCCAGTAGTGATGCAAAGAGGTGAATGGGAAGCTCTTAAATACACAATAGAGCTTGCCCTTAACCTTAAACATAAAAAACGATTACATCGCTAAAATATCCATTGCTTTATGAGTTTTGTCTATTCTGTCTTGCAGACCTAAGACACCACCATTTATTCTTTTGGTCATTGTTTCCCAATCTTCAATATCAGCCAAGGAATTAAGGTTTTTCTTATTAAAGAACCAGCCAGCAGACATACAAGCCCATTCAGGCTCTAATAGAAGCTCTGGTTGCGTTATAAATGGCTGACTTAGGGCATCGCCACATACTGTGTAATTTGAACGCCCTGTGAGCTGTATAACGCCTCTGCCATGAAATTTCCATCCATCGCCATCTTCAGTATTGCCAAGATCAGCTCTACCGCCATAAACCTTGTTTGCAATAGCTTGAGGATTGTTTGAGTATTTCTCAGCAGTTGCAGCATCAGGGAAACGAGAAGGCCAAACTCGCATCAAAGCACCAGCAGAATAATGAAGGTTTTCTTCTAAAGTCTTAAAGTTACCTGATTCATGCTGGCATTGACCAATAAAGGCAGCCTGGCGCTTTGGAGTGTCGATGCCATATTTGGCAAAGGTATCGTTTAAAGGTTTTAGCCATTTAAGATCAATTCCAAGGGCTTGTAATTGCTCGCTATTCATTGCCAGATTGTCCTATTTTGATTCCTGAAAGGAGTCCTATAAACCCACCAACCACAGTAGAAAAAGTTGGTGCTAGTATTTTAAAAATTTCTTCATTGCTTACTTTTTCATTAAATAAGCCAATTACCATAGCCATAGACATAGCGATAATAATTGTAGAAAGGGTTACTGTCACTAATAAAGCAACATAGCTTACAAGTCTTGCTTTAGTCATTTCAAAGAATCATATTGTTTATAACAGGCTTCTAGACCAACTCTTATTGTATCGGCTCTGGCAGATTCCCTTTCAAGAAACTCGCTGTCCTCTGCAAAAAGCTGGCTTCCATTACAGCCTGCGGTAATTTGTCCATTGTTGGTTTTGTCGGTACGACTGGTGCGCTTGTGCAACTCACTAATAGCATCGACAAGCTGAGAATTAATAGCGTTGATTTGAGCATCTTTTTCTGTCCTTATTTTGTCTGCATCGGCTTGGTATTGATGTTCTTTTTCTCGAATAGCTTTTTCTTGAGATGCTTGTTCGTGCTGGCAACCACTTACAAAGCCACCGCAAAACAAACTGATAGCGACCATTGCGTAGATTGCATAGAGATTTAAACCAAACATTATTTAAAACCGCTTATTCTTGGAGAGAACGCAAAAGTGGCTTGATAACTTTCTGTTGAAGGAGTATGTAGAGTGCCTCTGATATTCCAGCCAAGATTAAGATAAAAGCAGCGAGAGAACCCAATAGGAATAATCCAAACAAACTGAAAAAGTCCAGCACATTGAACGAAACACCAGCCAGCCACCGCATTGTCGTTATCCTTTATGTTGTCATTGCCATGAAGCACAGGTTTGTTTGCAATAGTGTTAATATATTTCAAGCATACGGAATAAGCAGGGTTGCGCCAAAGCCACTTCACTTTTGACCAATAGCTAGGTGGGTTTAGGCTTTGAAAAGTGGCATCACCATCTAAAGTATTGTCCGGTGTCATAAACCAATTAAGCCAACTAGGAAGCACAGGGCCAATCGCTTGATAACTGTGGTTATCGCACCACCATAGTTTTTGAACTGTAAAAATAGGAAGAATAGGGGCTATGACGTAAGCAATTAAAGTCATTGCCAAATCTAGAACTACATAAAATGGGTATAGGATATAGTTCATTCGATTGAGTCCTTGGTTACATATCTAAGTATAGCCACCAAAACACCAATAGCGATATAGCTAATACCATAATATCGTTCATCTATGACATTCTGAATGCTGGAAAAGTTATCAAATACAACACCTGCAATAACCAAGGCTAGTGAAAACCACATAGTCTTTGACCGATGCACAGGTTTATTTGCCATGCCATAGTCCTGCAAAAAAACTAATTAATCCGCTAATAGCTGAAACAATAGCCATTCCCATCCAAAAGCCACCACGACTTTTATTAGCCAAAGCCACAAGTTCTTCTATTTGAGACTCCATTTTGTCCTGCTTTTTGGAGATCTCATTTAGTTTGGACTCGTAACCTTCTACCTTTTGCCATAAAACGCCATATTTCACAGGGTCAAAATCAAAAGACATAATTTCACCTTAAGTCTTCTGAATAAATGCTAATGAATAATAAAGCGGAATATTTGTGCCTGAATTGGTCATTACACCGCTATTTACAAAACCACCAGTAGAGCCTACTCCATAATTGTTACCTGAACCAACAATAAAGGAATCCCTTAAATCAGGAGTGCCGTTAGAGCCATTACAAATAACATAGCCAGCAGGAATAGAACCAATAGAGCCTGACCACATAATGATTGCACCAGCAGGAACAGTAGTGCCTGTGGTTGATGCATTTGGAATAGGATAAATATTGTCGTAGGTTTGAATGACTACGTTAGTTGACGTAGCTAATACAAATTTGTAGGAATACCCAGAGGTAAGCCATATTTCATAAGGAGGTCTGCCATCTGTTCCCAATACAATAGGATTGGTGTTAGCAATATTTCCTGTTGAATCTGTATAGGTTGCTAAAGGAGTGCTTGAACCTGCTTGATAGCTATAAAGAAAACCACCAGACAAAGGTAAGCCTGTAGTAGTAAAGAATTGAAATCCATTACCAATAGGGGATAGTAAGACTGACATTATTGCTCCTCTTTTTGTTTATTTATATTTTGCAATAAATCAGCTAAAGCATTTCCTCTAGATTGATTAATGCCAGTTTTTTTAGATAAATTAGAAATTGCTTTAGCTCCTCTGCCTCCAGCATATAAAGCTTCAGCAACAAGACTTGGGGTTTGGAATGGAATAGCAGCTAATAATGTAGGATTAATTAAACCACCCAAAGCTGATAAATTTTCTACTGTTCCTGCTAATCCTCTAGCTACTGGAGAACTCATCGCTTGGCCTGACAAAGCATTGATAAATGGTTTGCCACCTTCTTTTTCTAATTGCTGAGCAAGAGTTAATCTTTGACCATAATTAGTATTAACGTTATTTCTAGTGATGCTTTGCAATTTACGCATTGCAGTATCGGCAGATGCTTTATTTCCTAATGACAATGCTTTTTCAATTTCTTTTATTACATCAGACGCTTCATGATAATCACTCATTACTTCTGCATATTTAGGAGCTTGTGCAGAAATAGTGTCTTTAACAGAATTATAAATATCGCCACCTATGCGATTTGAATTTGCTTCTTCATAAGGTATGCGATTGGTAATTGCGCCAATTCTTTGTTTTAAAGCATCCAAACCTTCAGGAGTATGATATTCAGCAGGATTAAGATTGCGCCAAGCATTTATTTCTTTTGATAATTCATCAATATTTTGCAAAGCAACATCGTCTTTAGCTTTTCCTTTAAAAGAAATAGAATCTTTTGCTTTTTGCAAAGCAGAATCAATATCATTAAAACTTAAAACAGATTTATCGCCAGTAATGTCTGTCATGCCTGAACGATAAGCGTTATTTTTGTTTTGGCGCATAGCCGATAAATTTGCTCGTGCTGCATCTAATGGTGCGTTCATTGGTGCATTGCCACGTTTTTGATTTATAAAAGATGTATCTCCCATAAATCCAGATTTAGCAGCATTTGCGATATTTTCTGAACCAACACCTGTTAATGAACCAAGCAAAGGTTTACCAACTGCTGATACTACATTACCTGTAGCTGTTACAGGATTTAAATTTTCCGCAACTTTTCCTGCAGTAGCTAAAGCTTCAGGAGATGCACCCATTTTTCCAGCTAATTCTGTAGCCTTAGTTACAACTCCAGTTTTGTTGGCTAATCCTGCTCCACCAGACAAAATAGTGGCTAAATCACTTGCAACACCTACAGGGTCAGTTGCAACTGCTTCTTTAAAACCTTCAACGCTTCCATAACGATTTTTATAAAAATCACCTACAGCATTAGCTGTTTGTATGGATTTTTCCAAATCTTTTTCTTCCCACCCACCTTTTTGCATAAAAGCTTCAATATGCTTAGGTTTTAATGCATGACCTGCTCCAACAACTAAATGACCTATGCCTTCAAGAGTGTCAAGTGGATGTATTACAGATTCATAAATATTTCTTCCAAACTCTAAAGCACTTTTAGGAGTGTTAGTAACTGCTCTTGACAAAACATCACTTAAAGGCGCAGATTCTTTTTCTACGGCAGGGCCTTTAATTATGTTGTATAAATTTTGAGAATTTACTGTATTTTCTGGCACAGCATTATCTTGCAAACTACTGCCATTAATAATGTTGTACAAATTTTCTGAAGTTATGCCCATTTTTTTACCTTATTGAGTCAATAAGTTCTTGCCGTTTTTTCATTAAAGCATCTATTTCAGTCAAAGATTTGCCTTTAAATTCTTTTTGTAAATGGCTAATTTCTGCCTTAGTTAATTGATTTAATGGTTTATCACCAATAACACCCATTAAATGCATTACTTCAGGGTCAGATTTCAAAGCAAAATTATTTTGAAATTCATTTACACCAGCTAAATTTGGTTTATTAACATTTCCTGCTTTGTTTAATATGCCTTTAGCTTGCAATTCTTGGGCTGTTAAATTTCCATTATCTTTAAACAATACGCTACGAATTGTGTCTTTGCTATTTCCAAAATTTCCACTTGCTATTTCTTTTGAAATTTGGTCAATATTACTTCTTGATTGTTGTTGCTGGATTCTTTGTTCAAGCAGTTTTTTTACATACTGTTCATCAGCAGTTAAATTTAAACCTTCAGTTTTATTTGCTATTGCTTGCATTAAAGGCCCAACTCTAACGTCTTTGTTGTCCAAAGCTTTTAAAATTTGTTCATTTGTATATCTTGCATTAGTTACAGAATTAGCGTTTGATGTTTTCAAATCTTCAGCAGCTTGTCCTACACTTTTTTGAACTTTAGCAACTCGGTCTTTGTAAGAGTCATAAGTTTCACCTTGCATATATGGGATTGGCCCTGATGCAGATTTTGGTTGGCTCATTTGTTGTGGTGTTACACCACCTGTAATTGGCTGCATATTTGCTTGGCCACCCATAGCAGGTGCAGTTTGAACTGAAACAGGTCTATTATTTAAATTTCCTGCTTGTGGAATACCGCCACCACCAAATTGCATAGGCCCACCTGTAGGGCTTGTAGCAACTTGAGGAGCAAGAGATTTTTGCAAATATGGCCCAGTTGGTACTCCTGGTTGCTCTGCTGCCAATAAAGGATTTCCTTGTGCAATAGAAACTTTTTGACCACCAACATCTTCTTGTGTAACTGCAGGATATAACTTTTCTAACTGCGCTTGAGAAGTTAAATTTTTAGCTAAGGCTTGGGCTAAAGAAGCTTTATGTTGAATAGGACTGCTTTTAGGGTTAAAAGAAGCCATTACTTGTTTTAAAGAATTTTCATCGCCACCAGAATTTGCATTTATTTCACTTGCTTTTTTATAAATGTCATCGTAACTTAAATCTTCTTTTTGTAATAAATCTTGAATATTTTGAACAATATTTTCTGACCTAGCTCTAAGCAAACCTAATTTTTTAGCATCAACTTCAGTTTTTTTCTGTTGGACTTCTAATGGATTAATTTGTTGTGCTTGTTGATAAGCCTGAACACCTCTAGCCATATTTACAATATCACCAATGCTTGAACCTGTTTGTGTAGGTTTTACAGTTAAATCGGTATTAAATCCAAAATCTGCCATATTAAGCTCCTGCTGCGCTTTGGTTTTGGCCTAATAAACTAGCCAATAAAAGGTTATTTGCGACTCCTGTTGCACCACCAGTTAATGCGCTTGCGACACCTGTTTGACCTGCAGCTTGTGCAGCAGCACCGCCAACTCCAAGCTGGGCTTGAGTTGTTGCAGCATTTTGCGCCAAATTACCTGTTTGTTGCTGTGATGTTTGACCAATACCAGCTATGCTTGCCAAGCTGTTATAAATGTTTTGACGTTGAGATTGGTAATTATTAAAGGCATTTTGATAGCTAGTTTGAGCAAGTCCTTGGGTATAGTTCTGCAAACCTTGCAAAGTATTACCGCCAACTCTGCCACCTAAAGCATTAGCAGCATTTAGATTAGCCTGTTGCCCTTGTTGCAATTGGAAAGCATAACCAGGAGCTAATTGAGCATTTAAGTCACTAGCGTTAAATTGGTTGGTTAAATAACCTGTTCCTGTGCCTGTTCCTACAGGATTACCGGAAGCATCATACTGAGTATATGGCCCTGCAGAAAGTGAGCCAATTTGATTTAATGCGTTATAGCCAGCAGTTCTATATGGTTGCTGTTGCTGATTTTGCACGTTAAACATGGCTGCAGTTAACTGTGATGCATTGTTTGCAGCATTAGCTTGAATCTGTGCTGCTTTGTTTGAAGCGTTTGCGCCTAATAAACTGCTTAATGCGCTTGTTCCTGCTGATACACCTAAAGCTGTGCCAAGACCACCACCGCCAAGACTGCTTAATAACCCTGTACCGCCTGCTGCTGCGGCTGCTGGAGCTGCAAGACCTGACGATGTGCCTACTAATGCGCTACCTGATGCTGGTGCAAGCCCTGCAGAAGCATCAATAGCACTTGCTGCTGGCGTTGCTAAAGAGCCTACTGTGCCACCGCTAGTTAAGCCTGTTGCGCCTGCGCCTGATGTCAATCCTGTGCCACCAGCTACGCCTGTATCAGCAGTAATTGGCAATCCTGCTGCATCTACTGCAACACCGCCTGTTGCTGCGCTACCTGCTGCTGCGCCTGTTAAACCAGCATCTGCTGATGAGGTTGTTCCTAAATCTAAAGCTGCAGGGTCGCTAGATATTTGTGTAGCTACTGTTGCAGGATTTAAGCCTGCTGATGTAATTGTGGCATCTGACAAAGTGCCTGAATCTGCTGCTGCTAAAAGGGTGGGGTCGGTAATGCCTGCTGCTAAAAGGGCTGCGCCACCAATGGTTGCCCAACCGCCAGGAATACCATTGTTTACCGCAGAATCAAGGCTTGCAAGACCACCTAATAAACCTCCACCGCTTCCATCTGTTCCTAAAGCACTAGAAATAGGGTCTGTAATAGCTGAAATAATGCCGCCACCGCCACCAAAAGGAGTTCTTTTTAAATCCCAAGTCCAACCGGAATGCTTGCTTTTTAACATATATCGTTCTCCACAAGAATGTATCGTTCTTTAAACCCTACTCTTCGCCATAATCTAGCAATAGATTCTCGAACTCCACCTTGTATTTTGGTTGCTCCAAATTGCTTCAAAATCTCCACCAACTGCTTATAGGTGTCTTTATTAAAGATATTTTTACCGCCTATTGCCGTTACAAAGCCAATTCTGTCATTTGGCATATTAATAAACGACACAGTTAAAGCACCTTTAATAAAATCACCTTCAAAAATACCTATTAGCAACCATTGATTACTAACTACTGCCAACCTTACCTGATCTAATGTGTAATCACCATCTGCATATAGAAGCGCATCTTCAATAAATGGAGCAACTTTTGACCATTTTTGCGCAACTTCGTCAGGCATTATTCGCTTGAGTATCATTACTAAACATTATAATAGGGAACTTTGTATTTTTTACCATTTATAGTGACATTCATAAATCCCACAGGATTTGATGGCAAAGTTGCCGAGCCTGCCGTAGCAGAAGTGGCAGAAGTAAAGTTCAGCAAATTTAAAAAGAATTGTTGCCAAGCACGAGTCGGTCTTTTAGTAGTTCCATCCAAAAACTCGCTTTGTGGATAAGGGTTGTTTTGCGAGGTAGACCATAATCCGTTTGACATTAGTTCTCTCCTACAGAGGCTTTTAGGTTTGCAGACACAATAACCGCTTTCACAGGGTCAGTAATCACCACTTCATATACTCGGTCACGAGCTGTACCTAATCTTCGCCAAATAGCACGATTCTTGTATTTACCCTGTTGACCTATTGGAATCCAATATTCCCTGCTCCAAGTAGAGCCACCATCATTAGACCAACGCAACATAGCCATAGGGTTGGTATATGTAGTGGTTTGGTCTACATTAGTTGCGCTTCCAATAACAATCGTTGCTAATGGTGGAATAGCGACTGTTTGTGTAGCTCCAATGATATAAGGGTCGCTTACATAAATATTAGTGTTGGTAAAAGTACCGCCTATGCCTACACCTGGCTGAAATTGAAGTTGCAATTCATTAAAAAACTCTCTTTGCAAATCTTCAACTAAATGAGGGCATCTACGTAATCTGCGGATTTCATCGCCATCATCAGTATAGTTATTAGGGTCTAGCTCGTAAATCTTGCCATTTTGCCAATCACCTACCAAAACCATGCCTTGAAACAAAGCTAGGCAGTTGCCACGATGACGATGGTAAACGTTATTAGAATCAACCCAAAGCCATTTATGCCACATACCGCTAGTATTGTCATAGGCCCAAGTTAAATCTAGTGTAGGGAACGATACAACGTAAACTTCATGGCCTTCTAACTGATAAGTCCAAGCTACTGCATCGCCTACATATTGATTAACCAAAGTATTCTCTACGGCATGGGTAGAGATACGAGTAGGGGTATACCCTTGCATCATCATAATTTGGGCTTGACCACGAATATTACGGCTGACATACGCAAAAGAATTACCAACACGAGCTACTGAGAATTTAGCTACGATGCCATGTTGAGTAGAAGTGCCAGGAATCCTTTGAAATGGAAACGGAAATGTTCCTACGTCAGTCCATACTTCGCTTGAGTTTTCGCCTAATAGATATATTTCACGATGGTCTACGATTAAAGATACAAGATTATCTGGTGAGCCATCTTTAGAAGCAAAGCTTAAAGGCTGAGTAATAGGGCTTAGGGCATCAGAAGCAGCAAATAATTGCGTATTTGGGTCGTTATAAACAAAGTAGTTATCTACAGTATCTACAACATCAGCTCCGGTAAAAGCACCATCTGTATTAGGAATAACAGTAAAGTTCAAGGCATACATTTGCTCAGAGCTAATCGTATATGCCTTGTTAATATAGTATTGAGAGCCAGCAGTCACAATTTGGGTAATGATTGTGCCATCAGAAACGCTAGTTCCGACAATAGTTTGACCTAAATATAGCGTTACAGAAGGACTTACTGTTAGTTGATGATAAGTAATACCGCTTACCACTACATCAGCGATTGCGCCTTGAAATGGAATGGTTGCAGAAGCATACATCTGCGTAGAAGGTACAGCTTGGCTTTTATTTAATGTCCAAGTAGTTCCTGAACCTGACAAAATAACAGTTTCATTGCTTAAACCAATACCATATAAGGCTTGACCAATAGCCAATGTACCTGAATAAGTACGACTTACAGTTAATGTAGTTCCTGAAATAGATGCTTGAATGGTCGCTGATGGAGGATTATTAATGCGCCATGTATAGCGATAAGCCCCATCGACAATATAGACGTTTACTCCGTTATCGGTAATGCCGACATGACCTGTGCTGGTATTTAACTGCCCAATAATTGTAGGAGTTAGATTAGAGGATAAAACATAGACATAAGGGCCACAGACCGCTACTAATTGGTTGCCACCGCTAACAGTACGCATTCCACGCACTTCTTGGGTATTAGGCAATACGACTTGAGTAGTTAGTCCTGGGGTTGGATAAAGGGCAACAATACCCCTTTGACCTGGCAGCTTTAAAGGGTCAATCTCAGGTCGAAAATTAATGCACTCTTGTCCGTCTTGGTAGATACTTGGTGCTTCATAAGAAGGGCCTACAAAGCCAAAATCCATAAATTACTCGCTTTCCTTGTATGAATCACCACGCAACAAGGTTTTCATGCTTGCACGACTTAAATTAAATTTTTCCATTAATTGTGGAATAGTCATACTAGTTTTCCTAAGCAAACGAGCTTCTCTAGCTTGTTCCATTGTAAGTTTGCAACGAGGGCCTTTGCCACCACTAAAGTCTGGGCTACGACCTTTTTCAGCTTTATCTGCCATATTATCAGCATGATTGCCAACCCATAAATGCTTTGGATTGCAACAAGAAGGATTATCGCAAGTATGTAAAAGAAAGCCTGTTTCATTTTGTGAAGTTGGAGCATTAAGACTAATTGTGTTTGGATAAACAAGCGAATAGATGACTCTATGGGCATAGTAGCCTTTGTCATTAATCCAAGTCCTTCCATATCCATCATGATTCCTAAAGCCTTTCCATTCCCAACATTCATCTTCACCACGCTTATCAACTTTGCTCCAAAGAACTTCAGGAGTGTTTGCTGGTCTGCCTGGCTCTCCTACTTCTCTACCAATTTTTCTTGCATAAGCTTCGTTGTCTTTAAATCTTTTTATTGCTTTGTTTACTTCTAATTTTTCTGCTTTTAATTCTGCTAGTGTTTTCATGATAAGACTCCTTTGTAAGAATCTTTATTATATCACACTAGCGGACAAACCCTCTACCTGAAGAAACCCCCACTCAGTATCCAACCTGCGTCCTTCGCCCTACCTACCAACATAGAATCAGGATAACCTGCAGCAGCTATTGGCATCATGTTATTGCGTTTAATAGTTGATTTAGCTTGTGCAGCGTAAGCTGAAATCATGCTGATTTGCGTTTGTGAAGCCTTGCCATACATAGGCATTAGTCGTTCAGCTAAGTTCCATCTAAGAGCCATTGAATAGCCTTGTGGCAGCACTATGTTGTCATTAAGACTTGTATAGTTGCTAAAGATAGTAGATGAGAACATATGCATCTCACCTTGACTAGGATTTGGCCATACAAATAGGTTACCTGAAATAGCATTAGGGTTGTAATAAAGAGCTTTAGGCCAAGGGCCATTCAAAGTCTTTAATCCAATTTGGTTGTAGTTTTCTAATGCTAAAACCGCTACTTGATAATCTAAACCACCATTAGGAACAGCTTGACCATTAGACTGAGTGTTTACCCTTACATACGCTTGGTCAATAAATAATGGCTTTTGGTAGTAAGCAGTTAGGGTTTCAGAACTAATAGCGTTGGTGTAGTTAATATTTAGCTGGTAAGTTCCAGTTTCATTAACCTGACCGCCAGCACCAGTTAAAAACTGCACAATTTGAGTGCCAGCTATGATGCCTGTACCACTTAAAGTTTGCCCTTGAGCAATAGCACCGCTAGTTAAGCTAGTAACAGTTAGAATATTGCCTGAAATAGAGCCTGTAAAGACTGCACCGATAAAGTTTGCAGTAGAAGGGTTAGGGCCAATCGTATATTGAACTTGTCCTGGAATCAAAGGAAAAATGATTTCAGTAGTGTTATATACCATCATGTCCTCGTTAGACCATTGGTCTATGAGGTCATTAAGCATATCAAAGGCATCGGCAGCAGCATCAGGTGTCGGAGTCTCACCTGCTTCTAATGCGCCAATATCTTTTAGTGCTCTTGAAATAATGTCAATTGGCTGTGTCATTTTATTGTCCTGGTGTAAATACTTGAGGTTGCCAAGGAGGAGTTACTGTATCTTCTAATGCTTCTAATTGTTCTTGTAATCTAGCGGTAATATGGCATTGACCATCTTTTACTGCCTCGCTTTCTATCCAACTAGATACCATTTCTTCGGTAACTTGGTCAAAAGGCACTTTTTCAGTTGGGCAATCAAAATACCAATTACCTTCAGTTTCTACTGATTTATCGTCTTGTGTAGCTGTAACATGATAACGAGCATGAGTAATCACTCCATCTTTAGCAGAAACTTCTAGGATTTTCCAAGTAAACATTATGAAACCCAAGGTAATCCAGTTTCTTGTACAGGATTCTTTTGTGCTTCAATCTGTGCAGTCAGACTAGCTTCTACTGTATCTTGACCAAGTGACTCCTGTACCCAGCCAATGACTTCAGATTGAGTCAATTCAGCGTAAGGCTTGTAAGCCTTCTCTTCTTGTGTGTAGCTTACTGTGCCATAGGTAGAAGCGTTGTATACACCATCTGTAGCGGATACAACATAATGCGCTGTGATTACGAAACCGTCAGAAGTCTTGCGGTCTAAATTAACGATATTCCAAGTGTAAGTATTCATTTGTTTTCCAATGCAGTAAGGCGAGTGGTTAGTGATTCTATAAGGGCTTGTTGCTCTTGGACTGCTAAAACTAATGTAGCTACAATTTTTGATGGGTCTACAGCTTGTGATTTAATTTGTCCAGTATCAGAAACATCATCTTTTTTGCCAACTACAGCAGAAGGAATAACCTCTTGTAACTCATGGGCAATAAAACCTTCACCATAAGAGTCATCTTCTTTCCATTTATAGGTTACTGGTTTTAGTTTTGTAATCTTGTCTAAGCCACCCTGCATTGGAACAATGTCTTTTTTAAACCTGTAATCAGAAAGACTTGTAAATAATGTAGCCGCTGTACCTACAGCAATATACCCTACAGCAGTTCCAGCAGCATTTAAATATACTTGAATAGTTGGTACACCACCACCTGTAGCTCCCGGAGCTAATGTAACAAATCCTGCACTTGCAGAATAAAACGAAATATCTCCAGTACCATAAGCAGTACTATACGCAGTCGTAACTCCTTTTAAGAAATTACCACTAGAGTCAACCCTTACTCTTTCTGCTCCTGATGTAGCAAGGGCTACTGTATTTGTTGCAGGTAGTCCTATATAAGAACCAGTATCATTAAAATATACATAAGCAGAGCAAAACACATTACCATTTACATGAAGTTTTTGACTAGGGCTAATGGTACCAATACCTACATTTTGTGATGAATTAATATATAAAGCATTTGTACCATTTGTTGATAATCCAAGTGCATTTGTAGCAGGAAGATATAAACCATTGCCAGCAACAGATGAGCCTGTTGGAATAAATTTTGTTGCAGTATCTGTTCCTGTATTTGTAAATGAAGTTGCAGAAAGAGAAGTAAATGCGCCTGTATTAGCAGTTCCTGAACCTATTGTTCCAGGGTCGGTATAAGCAGAAGAAGCCAACATTGTGTTGGTAACTGTGCCTGTATCGCCTGTGGTGACTAAAGTTCCGTTAATCGCTGGAACGTTTAAAGAAAAGCTAGTCGAAGGATTAGGGCCAACTAAGGCTACTTGGCCGCCTGCTGTTGCTTGAAAGACTAATTGACCCATGATGTGTCCTTATGGTGCTATGTAAATAGTAGAAGCTGTTAAAGCCCCTGTTGATGGATGATATTTTAACTTGGTTGAGCTTGTTTTCATACCAGTATTGCCTGACGAAGCACTTACAAAAGTAACATAGTAATCACTATTTGTAGTTGTATCGTCTGTAATTGCTACATTTGTTGCATTTGTAGCATTAGTTACTGCGGTTGAATTAATAACGGCTACGACTTGTGCAGCAGTTGCAGCTGTAAATGCAGAAGTGCCATTTCCATAAGCTAAACCGCTTAAAGTTGCGACCCCAGTACCGCCAGCAGTAACAGGCAAAGTACCAGTTGTAAGAACAGAAGCAGATGTAGCATAAACTGCACCACCACTTGTAAATGAAGTTAATCCTGTACCGCCAACACCTGTACCTACTGTGCCAGAGCTAATATTTGAGCCATTTAAGCTAGTTAAACTTGCTCCAGAACCGCTAAATAGGGTCGAAGTAAAAGTGCCAGTAGAAGGGTTGTATTGGAGCTTAGTAGAGCTTGTATATTCTGTTGATAGGTTTCCGCTTGTTTGGTTAGCAAACAAAGGATAACGAGTGCCATTTGTAGTGGTGTCATCGGTAACAGTCGCATAAGAGGTTGGGGTAGTCCAAGTCGGTGCGCCTGTGCCACCGGAAGTTAATACTTGACCTGTAGTTCCTGCTGCGGAAAATCCAGTTGCTCCAATTGCTGACTGATAAGGAATAGCGCCTGCAACACCACCAGCTAAATTGGTGGAAGTTGTTGCTGTTGTGGCCGACCCAACCGATAAAGTGCTTTGAGCAACATATTGCGGTGCAGTAGCGCCTGCGGTCAATACATAGTTTGTAGTGCCAAGGCCAAGAAAAGAAGTCGCACCTGCGCCTGTTTGATAAGCTAAAGCGCCAGCTGTTCCGCCTGCGATATTGGTTGCACTAGCAGCTAAAGTGGCAGAGGCTACTGCTCCGCTAACAATAGAACCTAAAATTGAAGTAATCCAAGTAGGATTTGAGTAACTACCATTGGTATATACACCATTAGTAACAGTTGCAGCGTTGCCAGTAATGCCAATACCCCAAGTACCACTAGCGTTTGTTCCTGTTGTAGAAGGTGCGCCAATAGTGTTATAGGAAATAGTTTGGGCTACAGATCCGTTATAAGTAATTGGTGAAACACCACCAGCACCACCGCTATTAAATGTAACACTATTAGTAACACTTCCTGCTGATGTTGCAGTAGCAGCATTTCCACCAATACTTAATGAGGTAGCTGTGCCAGTTAATCCTGTGCCAGGGCCACTAAACTGCGAGGTAGCAGTAATAGTTGTTCCTCTTACAGTAGTAGCCGTTGTTAAGCCTACTGTAGTTCCATCAATAGAACCGCCTGTAATAACAACTGCGTTAGCATTTTGCGTTGACATTGTGCCAAGACCGCTAACTTGCGTATTGGCAATAGCAATAGTGGTATTAGTAACGCTAGTTACTTGACCGCTTGCATTAGTTGTAAATACAGGAACTGCGCTTGCAGATCCATAAGTGCTTGCTGTACCTACTGGAGTAATACTAAAAGTATTAGAAGTAAGGGTTAACCCTGTGCCAGCGTAATAAGTAGAAACACCTGAGAATTGAACCCAAGTAATTGGAGTAACTCCAATAGTTCCTGTATCAGCAGAAGTAGATACCCATGCAGTATTGGCTTGAGAGCCGTTTAAAACGACTGTATAAGCCCCTGGCACTTCTGCCCATACATCCATGTCAGTTGCTCTAGTCCATGCGCTTGCAGAGGCTACATAGATGCCATTATCGGCTGTTGCTGTTTGATTCTTAACTAAGACTCGATTACCAGCTAAAACTGAATAACCATCAATCGTCTGTAAACCTGACAAAGTAATATTGGTTAAAGTTCCTGCTTTACAAGCAGCTTTAGGATTTAATCCTTGGGCTACTGTATCAACATACAGCTTATTTACAATATCTGTAGCAGCAGAAGGAGAAGTTGAAATCTGTCCTGTAGCTGTAGAAATATTAGTAAAAACCCCAGTAGAAGGCACTAAAGCACCGATTGTGGTGCTGTTAATAGTGCTACTGGTAATGGTTAACCCTGATTGAACAGGATTAACTGTTGCATAAAAGGGTTGGCCCTGACCTATAAATGTTTGAAAATTGCCATAAACATCAAAATAAGCCTGAACTGGCAGTAGGTTTTGATCTACTGTTGAAGAAGGGCCAGCCATATATTGCCTTTAATAAGCAAAACAATTTATTAAAATTACATCCCCAGCAGACATATTTTGAGCTAAACCACTTGTAATGGAATAGCTTGTAAATGTTACTGATGTTGCTGAACTTGCTGTTAGTTGTAAAAATAGAGCAGTACCGCTTGTTACATCAGCAGCAAAACCCATCCAACCAGTTACAGCAGTTGGTAAGGTAATTGATCCTGAAGCTGCGCCACCAGTACCAACTACAACTTTAAAAGCCATTGTATTTGATGCGCTAATAGTAGGACTTGTACCAAATCCACTACCAATAGTAGGCAAAGAAACAGAAGTTGCTATTGTATTTCCACCCATCTGAAATACAGCAGGATTAATAGTATCCCCTGTTAATGGAGGACTAAAGAAAGCTCCACCAGGGCCAACTAAACCTAAACAAACACCAGAAGAATTAAATTGTGCTTGAACAGGAACTGTTTGAACTGTAACTGTAGAAGCTACTTGATTTGAACTCATTATGCAATCCCTTCACCAGGTGTAATTTCTGCACTAGAAGCTGCGCTAGATAAAAACCAAGCATTAGGAGGAATACCGCTAAATACTTGCACACCATTGGCAGGAATATAAAACGTATTGTAAGAAGGAACAGTCAAAGCAGGAGCTGTAACAACAGGAGTTGAGGTCGCATCGTTAGGCTCTTGTGGTTGCCAAGATACTCGAATAGCACTAGCAGTAATGTTTACAATTCGATAACCTGAAGGGTATACATTGTTGCTAGATTTAACCTGAACAGGAGCCAAACTGCCAACTAAGTATGTTGGTCCAAAAGGTGCAAAAGCTGAATTGTAAGCCATGTTTTAACTCCTTAAACTGCGCTAGAAGGCAAAGGCAAATTTTCTGGCTTGATAACTTTTAGGTAATAAACACCAGCAACAGTAACAGCAGATGCGCCAGTAGCATTTACAAAGTCCAAAGCAATAGTATTTGCAGCAGTTACTCGAGCATTTACACAAGCAACACCTTTAGTTTGTGCAAAACCAGTAGAAACAAGCACTACATTTCCTACTTGAACATCAGGAACAGTAATAGTTACTTCATCAGAAGAATCAGCAATAGTTGTTACTGGAAGGGTATATTGAATAACTGTGGAAGAAAGGACATTTCCACGAGCAATAGTAGTAGATGACATATTTTTTCCTTTAAATAAGGTAAATCAATTATAGG